CACTTGAAATGATGGGTTATTCAAGAGGTGGTGATGTGATGCCTGCTAGAAATAAAAAGAATTTTAGACCTACAGAAAAAGGTGCTGGAATGACAAGAGCTGGTGTTGCTGCATATCGAAGAGCAAACCCAGGATCAAAATTAAAAACAGCTGTAACAGGCAAAGTTAAAAAAGGATCTAAAGCTGCAAAACGTAGAAAGTCTTACTGCGCAAGATCTCTTGGACAATTAAAAAGAGCATCTGCAAAAACACGAAATGATCCTAACTCAAGAATACGACAGGCAAGAAGAAGATGGAAGTGCTAAATTGTACATTGTGTTTACATCCTTGTCATTGTAAAGGAGTTGGGCCCTATATTAACACTAACCAATGTATCGGGAATGATTGCAATTGTAGAACTTGCACACATCCGATTATAAAGGAGGATAATGATATGGTAAAAAAAGTTATTAAATGGGTTTGGAATATAATCTGTTGGCCATTCAAAAAAGTCAAAGATTGGCTTTGTTCATAATTTATGAATAGAAAACCACTCAACATATCTGAGGAGGCAGCCGTCCAAATGCCAATGAAGACGGTTGCCTCTTTGATTATCATTGTAGCACTAGGCACGATGGGCTATTTTCAAATTGTTGAGAGACTAAACATAGCTGACACTAGACTTCAGTTAATGGAAAAAGATTTACAAGAAAACACAGAGTTTAGAATTAAGTGGCCACGTGGACAACTAGGTTCATTGCCCGCTGATTCTGAGCAATTTATGATGATCGAGGATCTTTATAAAACCACGGATAAATTAAATTCACATATAGAAAATATGGCACTAAACAAAGTTAATATAGAATTTTTACGAGGGCAGATGGATAAAGTTTTAGTAGACATCGAAAAGTTAAAAGATGCTAATCGTGAAATGAAATACACAAACGGTAACGGACAATGATTGGTTTATTTTTTATAGGTATAGTTGTTTCAGTTTTAGTTTTATCAATTTTAATATACGCGAGAAAATATGATTGAGTCTATAGTGGCCCTGCTGATGTTTGTAAACGGAGAGATCAAGGAGCACTTAATTCAAAAAAATATGGCTGCGTGCCTTCGCGGCAAGCGTCATGCTGAAAGGGAGTATTCAGAATCTGTGTCTTACAAGTGCTATAAGGGCAAAGCTGAGACAGAAATATACAAAGGGAGAAAAAGTATCAAATCTTTAATACTTGAATAATGATATACTTATTAAAAAAACTTTTAGGATTTGATAAATTAGAAAAACGTATTAGACTTTTAGAAAGAAAAAATTATTGGAGGGAAAAATATAAACATGGCTTATCTGAACGCAAACATACCTCCAATATATTGTAAAGTAAGAAAAGAGTATCTTTATGATATGGACGAAAAATATAAAAAACAAAGTAATGACTGTGTTATCTTTGGTCTTACTTCCATTTCAGGTCGTGCTTTACTATTTAACATTATGCTTCCAAATGGTGCATGTTACTGGAGATTACCTATCTCAGCGTTTTTTCAAAAAGAGTTTGAAAGATATCAAGTTCCAGATATGTCAGTACAAGAATTGGAATTATGGAATTGTTTTAGTTATTGGCCTAGTGTTCATTGTTTTGATTGGTTGGATGGTTTAAATGGAAAATATATGGGTATCGATAAAAAGTTTTATCATGGAAAATACTTATTCACGATTGATTGGGCTCATCCAGACACTAACATCCTTGATACTGAGCATTCTGAAATACCTCAAGAACACAAGTGCGCACATATACTGGCTCTTAGTAACGGCAATTTTGCAGGTCAGCCTAATAATCGCCTTTTGTGGCATGTTAATAGCTACACTGTTGATAACAGTTGGCCAGACTATAAAGTTCAAACTACTTACTGGGATGCGGAAGATACAACAATGGTGACTGAGGATACAGACAATATGTTTTACCAAATGGAGGATAAAAATGAACCTAAGTCGTAATTTTACTTTATCAGAGCTTACAAAATCAGATACTGCAATCAGAAAGGGTATTAATAATAATCCTAATGCAGAACAAATAGAAAAATTAAAAGGATTATGTGAAAATATACTTCAACCGGTGCGTGATCATTTCGGCAGAGTTAAGGTGACCAGCGGGTTCCGTAGCGTAGAATTATGTATTGCTATAGGTAGTTCTTCAAACTCACAACATGCTAAAGCTGAGGCCGCAGACTTCGAATGTATCGGTGTTGATAACGCTGAACTTTTTGATTGGATCAAATCTAACCTTCAGCCAGATCAGCTAATCCTTGAGTTCTACACTCCAGGTGAGCCTAATAGCGGATGGATTCATGCAAGCTGGATTGAAGGAACACCAAGAGCATCTTACCTATGGGCCTACAAAAGTGAAGGAAAAACTAAATATAAACCAATTATTGGTAAAGCTAAAGACATCGTTTAATCCAATTGCTAAAAATCTAAGGTCTAGAACTTACAAACCAAAAGTGATACAATCCAAGAAGTTGTACAACCGCAAAAAGGAGAAACATGGCTATCAAACAGAAGATTAAATTCAAAGCAGCAATGGGTAGAGCAGCGTTTAGCGAGACTACATCAAAAGCTCCAGGCACCAAAATGAAAGAAGAACCATATATTGGAAGTTATATAACTTCTGAAATAGATGGAAAATACATGAGCAATAAAAGTTACGAAAAATATTATGGTAACTTATTGAAAGGATTTAAAAATAAATAATGTATAGAAAAATGTTACTTGGAGGATTACTTACAAAAGGTTTAAAAGCAGCTGTCAAATCAAAACCTTATCAACAGTTTAGAAAAAAAGCTATGAAGGATACAGCCGCATTATACAAAAAGGCACCTCAAATGGATCCAAGTAGAGCTTCATTTAAAGATAAAAAATTTATGAGAGGTTTACAAAAATTAGACACTCAAAGAGCAAAAGGTCAAAAACTTGTAGATATGACACAATTTGTTATTCTTAGTGCAAGAAAAGCTGGTAAGAAACCGATTGTAAGAGAAATGAGAAAAACAAGAAGAGGGTTAGCTAATTATGCAAAAAGTTTAAATACAAAAGCAAAAGCTATGATGAATAGAAAACTTAAAAAGAAAAAATTAAACTAATATGGCAACATCAGGAACTACAGCATTTGATTTAAATATAGATGAAATCATAGATGAAGGTTATGAAAGATGTGGTCTATCTACTAACGCTGGTTATGATCTAAGATCAGCAAGAAGAAGTTTAAATTTATTATTTGCTGAATGGGGCAATAGAGGTATTCATCTTTGGAAAGTAACATTAAATACAATAGCACTTGTAAATGGACAAGCTGAATATTCTACAGCTACAAATACAAACGATGTACTAGAAGCTTTTGTTTCTACATCTGCTAACAACACTGGGGATAGAACTGATGTATCACTTACAAAAATAGATAGATCAGCTTATGCAGCATTACCTAATAAAGGCGCAACAGGTCAACCATCGCAATATTACGTAAAAAGAGAAACTTTACCAAAAATATTTTTATATATTACTCCAGATTTAAATACATATACTCATCTAAAATATTATTCTATCAATAGAGTTGAAGATGCAGGAGCTTATACAAATCAAGCAGATGTTGCATATAGATTTTTACCATGCATGTGTGCAGGTCTTGCTTATTATTTAGCAATGAAAAAAGCTCCATCATTAGTACAACAGAATAAATTAATATATGAAGACGAATTAAAAAGAGCATTAGATGAGGATGGCCAAAGAGCTTCTACATTTATAGCTCCACAAACTTTTTATCCATCGGTAAGTTAATATGGGAAAATACGCTACAGGAAATAAATCACAAGCAATATCAGATAGATCTGGACAAGCTTTTCCATATAATGAAATGGTTAAAGAATGGAATGGATCTTTGGTGCATATATCTGAATTTGAACCTAAACATCCACAGATTCAAAGAAGATATAACACTGCAGATGCTATTGCTTTACAAAATACAAGACCACAAAGATTTCAACAACCACAAACTATGAAATCATTAAATCCAACTTTTGCACCCAATGATAATACAATTGTTGATTCAGGTGGTGCAGCAGTAACTGTGGTTAATGTTTCTTTACCAGGTAATTTTGATTTTCAAGTTAATAGATCATCGTTTACAGGAAATGGTATAACAACAACTGTTGCTTCTATGGTTCCACAAAATCCATCAGAAGAAAATAGAGAAAGACAACTTGATATAACTTTAGGGAGTGTAACAATTACAACATAATGGCTATAACATATTCTAATTTTTTGACACAAATAAGGAGCTACGCTGAGGTAGATTCTAATGTATTATCTGATACTTTGCTTGATCAATTTATTAGAAATACAGAATTAGATATTGCAGGTAAGGTTGATTATGATGATACAAGAAAATATTCTACATCGAACTTTAATGCTAATAAAAGATTTCTTGTTATGCCATCTGATTTTTTAGTTATTAGATCTTTACAAGTTTTTGCTTCATCTGATCTTTCATCTGCTAGAAATTATATGGAAAAAAGAGATACTAGTTTCATATCAGAGTTTAATGGCTCTGGTGCCACTGGTCAGCCAAAATTCTACGCGAACTGGGATGAGAATAATATTGTAGTTGCTCCTGTGCCTGATCAGGCATATGCGGTACAATTAAACTACATTATTACTCCTCCACATTTTACAAGTACAAACAATACATTCCTTGCTACATACCAAGAAGCCATGCTTTTGCATGGTGTGTTAGTTGAGGCTTTTGGATATTTGAAAGGCCCCATGGATATGTACAAACTGTATAAAGAGAGGTATAATGAGGGCTTACAGGCTTTTGCGATACAACAAATGGGTAGACGTAGAAGAGCTGAATACGATGATGGAGTACCAAGACAAAAAATTGCATCTCCGTCACCGAATACAATTTTATAAGGAGAAATATTATGGCAATAGTACAAGCAGTAGCAAATACCTTTAAAAAAGAAATACTTGAAGGTGGACATGAGTTACAATCTGGTGGTGATGTTTTTAAATTAGCACTATACGCAAGTAACGCTAACTTATCAGCAGCAACAACATCTTTCACTACAAGTGGTGAACATGGAAACACTGGTCAGTACACATCAGGTGGTGGCGTATTAACTGGTCAACAAACTTCATTAGATACAGGAGTTGCAATTGTTGATTTTGCAGAATTATCATTTACTGGAGTAACTTTAACAGTAGGTGGTGCATTAATTTATAATACATCAAACAGTAATAAAGCTGTGGCTGTTTTAAATTTTGGTGGAGACAAAACTGCAACTGCGGGAACTTTTACAATTCAGTTTCCAACGTTTAATTCAACAGCAGCAATATTAAGAATAAGTTAAGGAGGGTGCATGGCTCTTGTCTTGAATGATAGAGTTAAAGAAACAAGCACCACTACCGGAACTGGAACTTTGAATCTAGCTGGTGCTTCACAGGACTTTATAGGCTTCGTAGCAGGTATTGGTACGGGTAATCAAACGTATTACTGTATTCAAAATTCTGGACAAGACGAATTCGAAGTTGGTATCGGTACAGTTACTGATGCTAGTCCTGATACATTGTCAAGACAAACAGTTATTTCATCAACTAATTCAAATAATCTTGTTGATTTTTCCGCAGGTGCAAAAGATGTTTTTTGTACAATTCCACACACAAAAACTATTTCACCAGGTATGGATGCAACCAAATATGTAGTTACGCATAATTCAACTTTATCTGAAGATCAATCTTTAGATTCCTTCTCTCCTCT